CACGCAAGGTTTTATAGCGCACGAATTGCAACAAGTTGTCCCCGAATGTGTCGTTGGTGAAAAAGATGCAGTAGATGCTGAAGGCAATCCTAAATACCAAGGTATTGACACTAGCTTCTTGGTGGCTACATTGACAGCCGCCATCCAAGAACAACAAGCCCTCATCACAGCCCTGACAGCACGAATTGAAGCATTGGAATCAAATTGACACCTGAACTACAAAAGTATTACGAATCCCGCTTTGAAATGATGGGGATGGATGGTTGGAAGGATTTGTGCATGGATATTGACATTATGATAGAGTCGCTCAATAATCTAAGCGTTATTCCTGATGAAAAGACCTTGATGTTCAAAAAAGGTGAACTTTCCATCTTGACTTGGCTGAAAACCTTGAAAGAGGTCAGCGAAAGAGCGTATGAGGAATTGAATGAAAAGAATGTATGAATTTGTCTGCGAAAGTGGACACAGAATTGAGAGGTACTGCGATTATGAGGCGCAGGAAACTCAGTGTGAGTGCGGTGGTACAGCCAGTCGCACAATCTCTGCTCCAAGCATTAACTTGGAAGGGTGGTCGGGTCATTTTCCATCTTCATGGATGAAATTTGACAAGAAACATCGTGATAAGTTGGTGCAAGAGCGTAAAACCACAACATAAGCATTTATGCCGTTGTGTATCCTAGAACCCAAAAGTGGCAGGAAAAAGGAAAAATATGTTGATAGATAACCCAGATGAGATGTTAGGTGAGTTAGAGACTGTTGAAAAGCAGAAACTTGAAACCAGTGTTGAGCCGATAAGTAATGACATTCCCGACAAGTATCGGGGCAAAGAACTGTCAGACATTATCAAGATGCACCAAGAGGCTGAGAAGTTGATTGGTAAACAGGCTCAAGAGGTTGGTGAAGTACGCAAATTAGCAGACGAACTCATTAAGCAAAACCTTGCTGGAAAACCTCAACCTATTAAAGAGGAAGAACCTGAAGTAGATTTCTTTGAGAATCCACAGGCGGCGGTTCGTAAGACTGTTGACAACCATCCTGATGTACTTGCGGCTAGACAAGCTGGTCAAGAGTTCAAAAAGATGCAAATTCAGCAAAAGTTAGCGGCAGAACACCCTGATTTCACTCAGATTGTTCAAGACCAAGACTTTGCAAATTGGGTGAAATCTTCACCTATTCGCATAGGTTTGTACGCTAAAGCTGATGGTGAGTTTGACTATGACAGTGCTAATGAATTGCTGAGTACCTACAAGCAGTTAAAGGGCGTTAAGGCTAAACAGACTAATGAAGCAGGGGAAACTCAGCGCAAGTCAAACCTTAAAGCGGCAACAGTTGATGTAGGTGGCAGTGGGGAGTCTGGAAAGAGAGTCTATCGCAGGGCAGACCTTATTCGGCTGAAGATGACTGACCCAAACCGCTACGATGCCTTGAGTGAAGAAATCATGCAAGCGTATCAAGAGGGTAGGGTCAAATAACTTAACTTTTGATTTTATTGGAGTACACAAATGGCAACATCATTTTCCCCCACCAATTCGGTGACCACCACAACAGCGGCTAATTTCATCCCCGAAATTTGGTCAGATGAAATTATTGCGGCATACAAGAAAAACTTGGTTCTTGCGAACTTGGTTATGAAGATGAACTTCAAGGGCAAGAAAGGTGACATCGTTCACATTCCTGCACCTACCCGTGGTTCTGCTTCTGCTAAAGCCGCTGAGTCAGCAGTCACTTTGATTGCCGCTACTGAGTCTGAAGTCCAAGTGTCTATCAACAAGCACTATGAATATAGCCGCTTGATTGAAGATATTGTCGAAGCACAGGCTTTGAACTCGATGCGTCAGTTCTACACTGCTGATGCTGGTTACGCTCTGTCTCGCCAAGTTGACACTGACTTGGTTCAGTTGGGTCGTACAGCTAATGGCGGTTCTACTGGCGCTCAGTACGGCTCTGCTTTCATCGGCGGTGACGGAACAACTACCTTTGACTACACCGCAAACACCAACACTGGTAATGCGTCTGCATTGACTGATGCCGCTATTCGCCGCACCATTCAGCGTTTGGATGACAACGATACTCCTATGGACAATCGTTTCTTCCTGATTCCTCCCTCAAGCCGCAACACTTTGATGGGTCTGGCTCGTTACACCGAACAAGCATTTGTCGGTAATGGCGATGCTATCCGCAATGGTGAAATCGGTAACCTCTATGGTATCCCTGTGTTCACTTCCAGCAACGCTGACTCAGCATCTGCTACAGCCGCTTTCCCAACTAGCGGTTCTGCTATTGCTCGTGTCTGCTTGATGGGTCACAAGGACTCTATGGTTCTGGTTGAGCAAATTGGTGTTCGTTCACAAATTCAGTACAAACAAGAGTATTTGGCTACTCTGTTTACATCTGACACTTTGTATGGCGTTGCCGCTTTGCGTAATGCCGCTACTGTAGGAGCCGCTAAGTCGTCTTCTATGTTCGCTTTGGTTGTTCCTAGCTAATAGTAGTTTCCCCCTGCCTTAGTGGTGGGGGGGCTTTTTAACCTAATTAGGAGAAATCAAAATGGCATCAGCAACAGCAGTCGTTTCACGCCGTGGGAACGATCAATTTCGTGGTCTGTTTACAGATACTTGGGATGTTTCATGTACTTTAGATAGCGGCTCAGTCGCTACTACAGCTACAGCTACAGACACAGTAACTGTTGCAGGAGTGGCTTTGGGTGACATGGTTCTTGGTATGTCAGTTGGTGTTAGTGAAGCAGGATTGGTTCGCCGAGCCTATGTTTCAGCCGCCAACACTGTGACTATCGTGACCTATAACCCAACAGCAGGTTCTGTTGATTTAGCTTCAACTACATTGCAACTTATTATTGGTCGTCCTGTGGTTTAATGATGGGGGGGCTAGTCCCCCCTTTCTCATTTAAAGGGTTTTATGGCTACTTTTCGTTGTCTTCAATCGGGTAATTGTGTGACTTTTACCCTCCAACATGATATTGACTCTATGGAAGGTCATCAGGGTTATGTTTTGGTAGATGAAGAAGTAACCATAGAGTCTGTAGAATCAGAGACTAGAACAGATACCGCATTTGCGCCTGTCATTCCAACAATTAAGCGTATGGGAAGACCCCGAAAGGTTGCAAATGTCTGATATTGACGCAAGAGATTTTGGTAGATTAGAGGCTCAAGTAGAGACTCTACATGGTCAAGTAACTCAATTGAGTAACGATGTAAAAGCCTTACTTGAACTTGCCAACAAAGGCAAAGGTGGTTTTTGGATGGGTATGACAATCGCTTCATTCATGGGCGGTGTTATTACCTTTGTTGCTGATCGACTCTGGAAATAAGGGGAACACTATGTACGGAAAAACTATGGGTGGTAAGGCTAAAGAAACTAAAAGCAAGGGCAAGAATAAGGCTGTGCCTGTAACTGTGATGATTGCAGTTGGTAAGCCCAAGATGCCTATGCCTATGAAGGGTAGTAGGACTGCTACCAACATGATGAAGAAATCTTCAAGAGGCAAATAATGGCATCATTAACATCACCCATCACACTCCTTAACGCAGTTGGCGCTACAGGTGAATCTAAAGCTGTTCAAGTTGATTCTGGTCAACCAGCTTTCTTACAGGTTTCAGGCATTACATCAGCTACTGTTGCATTGCAAGGTAGTCTTGATGGCACAAACTGGGCAACAATTGGCACTGCTTTGACTGCTAACGGCATCATTACTGTTGCTAATGCTCCTAAGTATTTGAGAGCAAACTGCACAGTTTTTGTAACAGGCACGATTACAGCCAAAATAATGTACTAAGGATAAACCCTATGAAAATGACTAAACCACAAAAGAAGATCAAGAAAGTCATGGGTGAATTCAAGGAAGGTACTTTGCATTCAGGCAAGGGCGGCAAGGTTGTCAAGAACCCCAAACAGGCAGTTGCCATTGCTTTGAGTGAAGCAGGAATGTCCAAGCCTAAGAAGAAGATGAAATGAAGCAAGGACTCTACGCCAATATCAATGCCAAACAAGCCCGAATCAAGGCGGGGTCTGGCGAGAAGATGCGTAAGGTAGGTAGCAAGGGTGCGCCTACTGCTGATGCGTTTAAACAGGCGGCAAAGACTGCAAAGAAGCCTAAAAAGGTAAAGTAGATGAAAACACCCACTTGGCAAACAAAAGCTGGTCAAAATCCAAAAGGCGGCTTGAATGCCAAGGGTAGATCATCTTATAATGCGGAAACTGGTGGCAATTTGAAACCTCCAGTAAAGTCGGGGGATAACCCTCGCAGAGCAAGTTTCTTGGCTCGCATGGGCAACATGGCTGGTGCAGAGTACAAGAA